AATATATCTTTTTCCATCATGTGATTGAATGACATCTCCATTCTTATCAATTAATTCTTTAAAGCCAATTTCTTTGGCTGCATTTATTATATTGTCTATCATAGTACCCTCACAAAATTATCAAATGTTGTTTGTTCTACTTTCTTTAGAACTGCCTTTGAATGTTTGCAATAACCATGAAAAGCAAATCCTTGGCAACTACATTCAAAACCTTCATCAGTTAGTTCTACATCATATTTCTTACCAGTGCTGCCTTCCATAGGCCAGACGATTCCAACATACATATGACCTTTTGGATCAAACCTTGTTGGCATAAGATATTTCTTCTTATATTTACTGGGCATGATATTCATTCCAACATGAGGTTATTGCGTACTCTGCACAATCTTTATCAAAACTTGTTGTGAGGTTTAGTTCCTCAAAGACAAAGTTTTTCACTTCATCAATATGTTCTGATTCTGAAACTTTTGCTTCAAGACCGTCAATATCGTAAACTTTTTCTTCAATATCCATCATATAGTTTTTTATCTTTGACATTTATTTCTCCATCTTTTTTTATTTTATGATACTATTCTACCACACTTTTCTGTAAATGTACACCATTAATCTGCAGTTGGTTGCATTTTTTTTATATGGTGTGACATTTTTGTCACAGTTAAACTTATGCTTTAATTTAATCATGATAGTATTCTACCATATTTTTATTTGAATGTACAGGAAAAAATGCATTCTAACTGCACTTTTTTATAAATACAATATAATAGGAATGGAAGGAAATTTACCGTGATTGATCCAGTAACAGCGCTGGCCACTGCGTCGAGTGCATTTTCCCTTATTAAAAAAGGGTTTTCAGCGGGTCGCGATATAGAATCAATGGGTGCCGATCTCGGCAGATGGATGAGTGCCGTAAGTGACATTAAAAAATCTGAAGAGTATAGTAAGAAACCACCATTGTTTAAGAAACTATTTGCGGCTGGCTCAGTAGAAGAGGAGGCTTTACAATCGCTTATGGCTAAGAAAAAAGCAGAAGATATGAGAGAAGAACTCAAACAAATCATCTCTTTTACACGAGGTCCAAGTGCTTGGCAAGAACTCTTGGCAACAGAAGCATCAATAAGAAAGAAAAGACAAGAGGCGATATATGCGCAGGAAGAGCGTAGAAGGAAACTTATAGAAATTATTGGAGTTACTTTTCTTTGCTTACTGATTGCTGGCTTCTTAGGTTTTATGGGTTACATATTCTTAGAAACCAGAGGCTATATTAATCCAGCATGGTAGAATTCATCTATCATCTATTCGTACCGTGGGACGACTACAACACAATGTGGGTGTGTCTACTCTCGGTATGGGGCTTTGTGAGGTTAAATGAAAAAATATTACAACACGGCCGCCGCCGTAGTCTTGATGATTTTAATCCCTTCGAGTAATATTGCGTGGTCTGAAACAAAACAACCCAAAAATATTTTTCAATGTTTTACCTGCTTTCTTAAAAAACCAAGTGATTGGACATGGGAACAGGAAAAACGATTAGGCATGAGAGAAGATCCTAAATATATTACATGCCGAAGGTATAAAGTTGTAATGACTAAAAGCAAGCAGCAAGTCTGCTTGTACCGTGGCGCTAATGATACGTATCAACTTGTAGTTGAAGGATTCTGTCCTGCAACATACAGGTGTAAATACGATCCTAATGGAAAAGAACCAAACATAGATAGTGTAGTAGATTCTTTAAATGATTCGTTTAAGAAAAAGAGATGAAGTATCAATACGAAAACATAATACTTGAAATTGAAAGTCCAAAAGGCTCAGTTCTTGTAGACGGAAAGCTTATCTTTAAAGGCCATTCGTATCTTGCAATAAAAGAGTTTATACGTTGTAGTGGCAACGCTGCACCCGTAATCAAGAAATTCAGAGCTCAGCTTAATATGCGTGAGACTCCGCGATTTAAAGATCAACAGAAAAAACAAGAAGAATATGAAGCTAAGTTGCCTACAAAGGAAGAGTTTAAAATGACGTTAAGTCAGACACCTAAAATTGCAAGAAAAAAAGACAAGTGGAAGGATCCATTTAAATGATACATGCTTTCCTACTTGTGCTATTACTTGGTGATAAGGAACTGAAAAGAAATCCTATGTATTTCAGAGACATTAATGATTGCAATTATTTTGCATCAAGAGTTGTAAAAAGATATGGGAACTATCAACATTACTCGATAGTTCCCGATGAACATAAGGCTACTGCATACTGCAAGCCTGTATGGATTGCAACTAATACGCCAGGATTATACTAATCCTCGTGTTTTAATTCCCAAGGCCAGCTGATGAAGATTGCAATAAGTTTACACATATTTCTATTACCCATAAAGTTAAAATGATTTCCATTACTTAGCCCAAGAGCATGCTAGATCGCATGTTTCATTGTTTCTACGAGTCCATCCTTTTCCAAATGCGTCAAATGTACTTAATGACTCATAGAAATCTTGCCTGACTTTTGTATACTCTTCGATAGTTTCTTTTAGTCCTTCTTTTTTAACATGAGAAGAAAGCTTCTTCAAAGTGTTTGGACCAATTCCACCGTCAACCGCAGTGCCAATCATGGCCTGAAGTTTCTTTGCTGCTCTGCCTGGACCTGAGTTTACTGCCCAATCAAACACTGCGAGATCTAAACCTGAAGGTAGATCATCACCTTTTACTTTATCCCAGTATCGAGCTTTGTAAAGAGGACCAACTTTAGCTGGTGTAAGAGATCTCATTTCTCTTTCATCGGCTTCAACCTGTGTCCATTCTTCCCAAACTCGTTTTGTAACTCCAAGATTTGTCATTCCACCCGGATCTCTCGGATGATTTACAAATCCGCCTTCATGATGTAATATAGTTTCAAGTGCTTTTTCGAAATTTGCTGCTGCCATTTTATTATCCTTATGCTGATTTCTTTTTCACATAGTTTGGATTGCCCCAAACATGTGTCGCTTTGACTCGAATAAATCTTTTATTCGTTTCATTTTTATTTGGATTTGGCATGGTTAACATCACGTTTTTGCCTGCTCTCCATGCTTCAAATTTATTAAACAAAACATTACCATTCTCCAAATACTCTTTACGGACTGCCTTTTTGGTAGCTTTGCTTACGTTTCGTCTTTCACCTTTTGAGGTGTAGCCAGTGCTATGTCGTTTTTTTCCCATTATAAATCCCCTGTATATAATCTTCAAATTGTTCTACTTTATCAAGACGATTTGGCCAGAGAATATATTCTTTTTCTGGATTTGCCTTGAGGTTCGTCAAAAGAGGTTGGATAGCGTTATATAGCTTATCCAGTCTTTCTTTCACTTCAGACGCAGACGATTCCACCGCAGCCGCTGTGCTGGTGGCTTTTTGTACTGCTTCTAATTCTTCTTCTGTTACGGCTGTAAAGCCAAAATCAAATATTTCTGCCATGCAGTTATTTATATATCTTCTAATTTGTAGATGGCTGCTTTAAGCTTATCTTTTAAATAATCTAAAGAATCCTTATTAGCTTGGTATCTGATACCGATACCGCCTTTGGCTTCCCATTTTTGAATGTTTGATGGTTTATCATCAATCAAAATGTTTGGCATTCCACCGACTGTTTCGGTTGCATAGTTTTCTTTTTGACCTGTGAAGATCAAGTTTTCAATCTTAAGATGATCAGCTATGCCGTATTTTTCAAGCCATCTTCTTTTATGATATGCAGAGTTATCTCTATCACCTCTTAATGGTGATGAATTGATTCCCCATTCTAAATCATTTTCTTCGGCAACTTTTCGAACATGGTATACAAGTTCTTGAGTATTTTCGAAAGGAAGTAGTGTGTAAAAGAAATCAGTTCCTTTTAATTCTTCACTCGCTTGAAGTTTATTAGGAATTTGTTTCCAATGCGGCTTATCAAAGTATTCCGCAAATTTTTCAAAGAAGTTCGCAAGATCTCCGTCCATATCTAAATAAATTACACTCATATCATTAATCCTATAGTTTGTTGAGTTTCTACTGAATATTCTTCAGCTGCTTCATTGAACCAAGGGAAGTACTTATTAGCTGGTATCCTAGTGACCCAGTTGTCTAAATGTAGATCTGCATCTACGTAATCCCAGTTAACCATTCCATTTTCATGTAGGTTTTCATTTTTTGTAGCATAGTCTTTAACTATTTTCATAAACTCTTCTCTATTAAGAACTGTATTTATTGCTTTATATCCATTATCGGTAAGTATTTTCATTTTTTTCTCCATCTTTTATTTACCTTATATAACTAGTATACCACAGTTTTTTCTAAATGTACACAAAAAAATGCAGCTTTTTTGAAAAAAACTGCACTTTT